GAAAAGAAGAATCTAGAATATACTCCTTCTCAAGTTGAGTTAAGAAGTGTTTTAAGTCCAAGTGTTATTTATTTGCAAGAAATTTTTGGCGACTACTATAAGCTCGCTGAAGAAATTGGATTTAAAAATAAATATGTATATCCAAAGAGCTTAGATAATCTTTCTAAACTACAAACTAAAGACTCAATAATTTATATCGATACCCGCGAGCAGAAACCGTTTATCTTTAACATGGCTTCTGAAGTTCGCACTCTTAAATTTGGTGATTATGGATTCAGTCACCCAAGTTATGATGGCAAACTTTACTTTGAGAGAAAGTCTATCTCTGATTTTATAGGAACTTTGAGTGCTGGGTATGAAAGATTCTGTCGAGAGATAGAAAAAGCCAGCGAAGCGAAAGCTAACATGGTTATTATCGTTGAAGAAAGCTTGAACAATACACTCTCATTTAACTATTTACCTCATGTGTATAAGAAAGCAACGAAGGTAAATCCTGAATTCATTTTTCACAACGTTAGAGAGCTAATACAAAAATATCCACACGTTCAATTCCTATTTGCAAAGGGACGCAAGGAATCTGTTAGAATTATTGAGAAGATGTTCTCAACTGACGAGAACTTTTTTAAATATGATCTACAACTTTGCTACGATCTAAAGATGCTATAATATGTGGTATACCCCAGAAAAGTATAATAGAATAATTCCTAACTTAAATGACGAATATTCTAAACTAAAAGATACTCTTGAAGACAAAGAAGCCAAAATAACTTTGGCTAAATTTTTGCGTTCAAATATAGGCATAACTACAGAGCTAATTTCTGGTATAAAATTATGGCCGTATCAAGAGATTATAATTAAAGGAATGTTGAACCGTAATTTCTGCATGAACGTGTGGGGTCGCGGTGCATCCAAGTCTTTCTCTGCTGCGGTATTCTGTTTTTTGCAATGCATCTTTGAACCTAAGAGCAAAATCCTAATTGCTGGTCCTACATTCAGAACAGCAAGAAGCATTTTTAATTCAATAGAAAAGATTACTGAATCTAAAGGCGCAGATTTGTTGATGCAAGCATTCGGCGCAAAATCAAAACGCAATGACGAATATGATTGGTCAATAAATGAAGGCTCTATCAAAGCTATTCCTCTAAGCGGTGAAAAGATTCGTGGTTTCCGTGCTAATGTTCTTGTATTAGACGAATTTTTATTGTTGCCAGAAGATATTATTAAAAATGTATTGATGCCATTCTTGATTGTCCCTCAAGACATTAAAGAGCGTATTAGTATTCGTGAACAAGAAGATGAATTGATTCGCCAAGGAGCAATGACAGAAGCTGACCGCATGGAATTTAAGAACACTTCCAAGATGATTGCTCTTTCCTCTGCTTCTTATACTTTTGAAAATCTTTATAAAACTTATAAAGAGTGGTGCGACAATATTTATTCTAAAGAACCAACAAGTGCAACTTATTTTGTATCTCAATTAAGTTACGAAGCTTTGCCACCAGAGATGATTGATTCTTCTATTACAGAAGAAGCTCAAAACGGTGGATCTTCTCACGCTTCTTTCTTGAGAGAATACTGCGCTCAGTTTACTGACGGCAGTGATTCTTATTTCAGCATGAAGAAGATGGAAGAATGTACTCTTAAGTTTGAAGAAAGACCACATTCTCAAATTAGAGGAGATTCTGGCAAGCAATATATCTTAGCAATGGACCCTAACATGAGCGACAGTCCAAATGCTGACTATTTTGCAATGGCAATTTTAGAAATAGACCGAGAAAATAAGAACGATGTTCTCGTCCACGCATACGCAGGTCTTGGAAGTTTAAACAGCCATATTAAATACTTCCATTACTTGATGACGAGCTTCAATATTGTTTATATCATTTGCGATAATGCTGGTGCTGATATTTTCTTTAACACTTATAATGAATCTCAGTATGTAAACTCGGAATCTGAGAAGATAAAGTTTATTGATTTTGATTCTGATCTTGAGGGTATTGAATATACAAAGATGGTTCAGAAAGCCAAGAGCCAATACAACTTAGAAAATAAACAAATAGCAGTAACTCAGGTATTTACAACTACATTTATTAGAAGAGGTAATGAAAATCTGCAAGCAGCTATTGACTATAAGAAAATTTGGTTCGCATCTAAAACTGTAGCCAACGAATCTTTCTTTAATGAAGAAATAAACAAGAGAATACCTGAAGATCTTATCTTTATAGAAGATATCAAAGATTGGAACAAGTTAGATCTTATAGAGCATCAAGATTTATTGGTTTATAATACCAAAAAGCAATGCTCACTCGTAGAGTTTACTACTAGTAGCCGTGGGTCTGTTAATTTTGATTTACCTCAACACTTAAAACGTTCTAATTCTCCTAATAGAGCAAGAAAAGATAATTACACTGCTTTAATGTTAGCGAAATGGGGTTCCAAATGCTATAATGACATTATGACTACTGAAAATAAAATAGTAGCTGCGGGATTTACACCAATTTTAATTTAAAATGTGTAATTAATTATTAGGCTTATGGCAAAGGTTAAAAAAGAAAAAATTGAGGAATCTTCTTTCGCTCCAATGATGGTAGAAGGCTCTACTCCTGCTCATGGCGGTGTAGCGAGCAGAGTTACCGAGACGAGAAGCCGTAGAAATGCCGCATCAACTATTGAGAGAACAGATCGTTTTCGAAATATCGATGATGGAATGGTGCCATTTAATTATGCCACTGGGTATAATTACAATAAGTCTAATATTGATGTAAGAGACACAGTAATTTTGTGCCAAAAAGCCTATTATAATTTCGGTCTTTTCAGAAATACTATTGACCTAATGTCAGAATTGTCTTGCGGCAATATACATCTTAAAGGTGGCAATAAAAGTGCAAGAGATTTCTTCCAAGCTTTATTCAATAAGATAAATATTACAGCCCTTCAAGACAAATTCTTTAGAGAATACTACCGTTCTGGTAATGTTTTCATTTATAGATACGATGCTGCTATAAGAGAAGAAGATGTAACTAAAATTAGCCAAGTTTTCGGTTCTGAAGCTTTAGCGGCAAAAATTTCTTTACCTGCTAGGTATATAATTATTAATCCAGCGGATGTTCAGGTGAATGGTAATCTTTCTTTTAATAGAGGACAGTACTATAAAGTATTAACTGATTACGAACTTGAGCAAATTAGAAATCCAAGAACAGAAGAAGACAAAGAAATATTAGACTCTCTTGATCCTTTGGTAAAAGAGCAAGTTTTAAAAGGAAAAGCTACAGCAGTTCTATTGCATTTAGATACTAAGAAATTCTACGCTGTATTCTACAAGAAACAAGATTATGAACCTTTTGCTGTGCCAATGGGCTTCCCAGTTCTTGAAGATATTAGCGCAAAAATTGAAATGCGCCGTATGGACATGGCTCTTACAAGAACAATCCAGCAGGTAATCTTACTTGTAACAATGGGTGCTGAACCTGATAAAGGCGGTGTTAATCAAGAGAACTTAAAGACAATGCAAAATCTCTTTGCTAATCAATCGATTGGTAGAGTTTTGATTGCAGATTACACAACAAAAGCAGAATTCGTTATTCCTCAAATTGCTGACATTCTTGATCCTAAAAAGTATGAAGTAATTGATAAGGATATCAATATTGGATTAAATAATATCCTAATAGGAAACGAAAAATTTGCAAATACTAGCGCAAAGATTTCTCTATTGGGTCAAAAACTACTACAAGCCAGACAAGCTTTCGTAACTGACTTTTTGCTTCCTGAAGTTAAAAGAATTTCTAAAGAAATTGGGTTTAAAGTATTTCCTACTCCTTTCTTTGAGGATATGGATCTCAAGACAGATCAAAATCTTAATAGAATTTATACTCGTCTTATTGAACTTGGTGTTCTCACTCCAGAAGAGGGGCTTAAGGCTATTGAAACTGGAGTGCTTCCAACTCCAGATGAGTCTGTCCAGTCTCAAACATCATTTGTTGATTTGAAAGACAAAGGTTTTTATCAGCCCTTAATCGGCGGTCCTAAAGTAGAAGCAGGTAGACCCGGAGGAACAACAGGAATTAAACAAGCTACCAAAAACGTTAAGCCAATTGGCACCTCTTCTAAGGCTAATTACAGTGTTATGAAATTAAAAAACATTGTAGAAGCCACAAGTAAATTAGGAGAAGAAGTGGAGAATTCTCTAAAGAAAAAGCACAAACTTAAAAAGCTAAACGATAAACAAAAAGAAGTCGCTCTTGATATTACTAAGATTATTGTTGCTAATGAAGATAAATCTAATTGGAATTCTAAAATAAATGAATACATTGAAACTCCTGTAGATAAAAATCCTCAAAGAATTGATGAAATTCACGAAATAGCTTGCGAGCATCAAGTCGATTCTTACATGGCTAGTTTGCTCTACCATAGCAAAATATAATGGCTACAAACAGAGTAATATACAATAACGAATTGCTATTCGTTGGACCTGCTCCAGCGAGTGGTTATTTTTTCTCTGATCAAAACGGTATATTATTTAACACTGGGGCTTATAATTTAATTCAACCGCTTAAAAGAATAAATCAATTTAGTTATCAAATAAATACTCAGCCATTAAGGTTTTCGGAGATTGGAAACGCTTCTGCAATTTACGATTATACTTTAACTCCTCCAGATGTCAGTATTAGTTTTAATTATAATATCAAAGATTTACGAAATGAAGCCCGTATGGGTTTTTACGTTGAACTTGGACCTCCTAATTTAGATCAATTTGATGGTGGTCAAGTTTATCCTAGCGGCAATATTCTATCTGGTTTTTCTTTTGGAGACCAGAGCTATGCTTTTAATAATGATTTAACTCAAGCAACTAACAATACATTTAAGTATCCATTTAAGTATAGAGACCAACGCAATTTATTCTTAAGTATTAGCTCAAATAATACAGACACAATAGGCAGCAATATTTCTGGTTTCCCAGTATTAGCTTTTGGTAATTGTTACATTACTTCTTATGGAGTTCAAGCTCAGGTAAATGACTTTCCTAAAGCTACTGTTAATTATGCTGCTCACAATGTAATGTATTACTCTTCTGGAACTAATGCGATATCTCCTTATTTAGATCCAAAGAGTGGACTATTGAATACTGGAGTTCGTTTTAGTATCCCAAATTATAATACTTCTGTAGAAGAAGTTGGCAATACAATTTCAGTCTTGCTCCCCGGTGAAATCGTTATTGATATATATGATGTAAACTCTACTTCTAAAACTAAGTCTAATAAGATAGTTCAAGATGCCGCAATACAAAGTTTTAATTTTAATGTGCCATTAGAAAGAGAGCCTTTAAAAACTTTAGGCTATGTTTATCCGGTAGACAGGCAAATAAATACTCCAATTACTGTTGAGGGTTCTTTTTCTACCATTTATAGGAATTTAAATTACTCAGGCGATTTATTATCAGACATAAGGTCTAATTCTAAGTATGATATTGTTATCAAAATGAATAAGAGTTCTGATACGATCATTAGATACGATATCAGAGGCGCAAAATTCAAAGACTTGTCTTATGACTCTTCAATCGGCGCAAATGCTGTTTTAGATTTTAGTTTCTATTGTGATATGGACATGAATTCTTATCCTCACGCTAATGGTTTATTTATGAGCGGACTATTAAAAGGATTAAGTTACACGAACTTTAATACAAATGGGCCATTATAATTTCCTTAATTACTAATTTTTAGTGTATAAATAATAAGCTGCAAATTATGAATCTACAAGGTTTAGAAATTGAAATTATAGAATCAAAGAGGTCTGGGCCTAAAAGCTCTGCTCAGACCCCTGCTAAACCTTCTGAAAGACGCAGCGGTTCTTCTAAAAATCCTTCTGGCAGCGCAGGAACAAAAAGCGATAAAGCAATAGAGTTTTCTGCTAAAGTAGTTGAAGCTTTAAAGTCTAAAGTTAGAGAGCATAACAGCAAATATTCTAAAAAAGTTTCTCTTTCTCAATTAAAGAAAGTATACCGCAGAGGCGCGGGTGCTTTTAGTTCAAGCCATAGACCCGGAAAGACCAGAGGGCAATGGGCAATGGCCCGTGTAAATACATTTTTAAGAATGATGGCTGGTAAACCAGTTAAAGATTCTTATCGCAAAGCTGATAGCGATATTTCTAGAGCTTCAGAAATTGATATCTCTGATTCTTGGGAACCAAATGATAGCGACTTTTCTCAAGCCGATACCGATATCCAAGATTATAATCTTGATTATGATTTTGAAGATGAGAATGACTTATATTTAGATACAGAACAAGAAAAAGCAAACTGGCTAGAATATATTTAATATGAAAACCAAAGAATTAGAAATCGATATTTCTTCTAAGATCGTCGCCGCAGACAAAGAAAAGAAAACATTAAATAAGCCATTCAGGACTCCTGATGGGCCTAAAAAGTTTTCTGTTTATGTCAAAAATGACAAAGGAAATGTCGTAAAGGTTAACTTTGGTGATCCTAACATGGAGATCAAGAGAGATGATCCTGCTAGAAGAAAAAGTTTTAGATCAAGACATGGTTGCGACAAAAACCCCGGACCAAAATGGAAGGCTAAATACTGGTCATGCTATCAATGGAGGGCGGGTTCTCCAGTTAAAGCTTCAGAAGAGGTATTTAGTTTAGAAACAGAAGCTGGAAAAGGTCTTTGGTACAATATCCAAAAGAAGAAACAACGTCTTGGTAAGAATTATAAGCCAGCAAAGCCCGGAGAAAAAGACTATCCAAAGCAAGATGCTTTAAAGAAAGCTCAAGCTAATGAAGAAGAGTGGGATGGCTTTACTCTTTGGGATCAAAGTGAACTTTTAAAAATTTGGCCTGATTTATCAAAGGCCGAAGAGATGGTGGAGCCTGAAGATGAGATGGAATCCGAAGAGAGCGAAATGGAAGAGTACAAGAATGAATATTTAGAAATGTCAGTTGGCTCTTTAAATTCTATTAAAACTCATGCAGAAAACATTCTTAATGCTTTAAATGATGAAAAGGTTAAAGAAAATTTAACTGAGTCATTCTTACAAGGTAAGATCGCTATCACAGAAGATTACATGGTAATGATACATAATTATGTAATGTTTGCTGAAGAGTCTGACGCTAATTACATGAGTTCTGAACCAATGTTTATGGTTGGTCAGAAGGTTAGAAACGTTAACAAGAATTGTTATCATTATGGTAGCGAAGGAATTATAAAAGAAATCAAAGATTTACCAAATCAAATGGGTAAAGTTATTTCATATGAAGTAACTAATGAAGGCCCAACTTATAAAAAGGGAGAAGTCCTAACAAAAACAATGGATCAACTCTCTCGCGCTCAAGTCTACGCTTCTTACGAAGAAGAGGAAGAGTACAAGTCAATGTGCGAAACAGAGGGTCAAAATTTCAAAGATTTCCTTCAAAAATGTATCCCTTCTAAAGAGGGAACTGACAAAGAAAAATTCCAAGCTTGCTTGCTACAATATAAAAAAAATAAATAATATATAAAACAATGAAATCTTTTATTCAAAATGGAGTAGCTGCGGTAAATGGTATTACGGTTAATTTCACTACTTCTGGTGTAGTGATTCAGCCTCCTAATAGTGGAAATTCAAGAATTTTTATTACCGATATTACGGCTACTAACAATGCTATTACATTGTTGAATGCAAATACGGTAACTAGTGGTAATGTTTTAGCTTATGTTGCTCAAGGTAATTGTAATCTTTCAGTTCCTATAGAAGTTCCTGATTTTTCAGGAGTCGCTATTTCTCCTGCAAATTCAATCGGTAGTATTAATTATTTTCTAGAATAAATATGAATTTTGATTTTTTAACAACGTTTAGTTCCTCAATAAGACCGCTCGTATCTGAGGAAAAAGATAAATATCTATCATTAGCCAGTTTAGTTGATGTAGGGAATTTTATTCCTGAAGTCAATGCTGGATCTAATATGGACCTTTTGCCTATTGCATTTAACGCCTGTGTTGTAAATCGCGTTAATAAAAATGGAGATGTAATTGATTCGTCTATTGCTACTGAGGTATACAAAAATTTCATAAATAAGCCAATTAACATTGAGCATAATCGCTCAAATATAGTTGGCGTTATTTTATCAGCAGGATTTTCTGAGTTTGGCACCGATTTGCCTCTTACGGAAGAGCAAGTAAAAGATAAAAAAGAGCCATACAATGTTACTCTTGGTGGTGTTATTTGGAAAATCGTAAATAAAGATCTTGCAAATACAATAGAAGAGTCAAACGATCCTACTTCTAATAACTACATGAAGGTTAGTGCTTCTTGGGAATTAGGATTTAATGATTTTGAGATAGCTGTTTTAGAAGGCGGCGAGAAGAACATTGAGAACGCTTCTATAATTTCTGACAAAGAAGAGATTGAGAAGATTAAGGGTAAATTAACCGGATACGGCGGTAGCGGAAGACTAACCGAAAATCAGTCTGTTTACCGTAAAATTAAAGGAAAAGTCCTTCCTCTTGGAATTGGTTTAACTGCAAATCCTGCTGCTGATGTTGTTGGCGTTAGTGTCAAAAAACCAGAATCAGAAGAAATAGTGCAGCAAAAAGCAGAAGAAATTTCACAAACCTTAGAATCTAATGTAATTATCGAAAGAAAGAATATGAAAATATCTGAAGTATCGCAAATTACTGATGAGTTGCTTAAAGAAGCAACCGCTTCTTCCATCAGAGATTTCATCGGAGAGCAACTCAAGGAAGCCTCTGAGAAATTTGCTGCTGAGAAGAAAGCTAAAGAAGACGCAATCAAGAATGCTGAAGAGAAATATGCTAGTCTCTCTGCTGATTCTGAAAACCTAAAGAAAGAGCTTGATACTCTCAAGCAATCTTTAGAAACCCTACAACAAGAAAAAGCTTCTAAGGAGAAGCAAGAACTATTCTCTTCCAGAATGGCTGGACTAGATGAAGAGTTCGATCTTGATACCGAAGATAGGGAAGTAATTGCTAACGATATCAGAGATTTGGATGAGGATTCTTTCGCCGCCTATAAAAAGAAAATGGGCGTTTTAATGAAGGAGAAGAACAAAGCTTATAAAGCCTCTAAGATGCCAAAAGAAGAGAAGAAAGAGACAATGGCTACAGAGACTAAGCAAGTTGTTGCTTCTACCGAAAATGCTACTGTCGTTGATGACGCTATTAACAATGGAACTCAGCAAGCTGATAGCATCACTGCTGGCGTTGTTGCTCCATCAAAGACAATTAAGCAAAAATATCAATCAGCTTTTAATGACGAAGGCTTCGTTATTACAAAATAAACAAACAATAAATATACAATAGGAAAACACTATGCCATATTCATCTACTAAAAGATTAATTAAACCATTTCGTGGTTATGGTGAGCATGAAGTTATCAACATGTTCGCTTTTGATCTCGAAACTGTAAACAAAGGAACTTTCGTTAAAGTTCTTGGAGCCGGTTGGAAAAATACCGATGACTCTCTAAATATTACATCAGCTACTGCTGTCGGAGCTTCTTACTCTAACGTAGTTTCTGATCGTTATTCTACCACTGCTCGCGTTACCACTGCTGGTACTGGCGACTTGGGTAAGGTTATCGGAGTTCTTCTTAACGACGTTCGTGAAACAGACGAAAACGGCGAGAAACTTATCTACAATCCTCGCAAAGCTGCTGAGTTGAGCGCAGTTGTCTCTGGACAAACTGTTCCTGTACTCAAGCGCGGCATCATCTTGGCTTATGCAACTGGAGCTACTGCTGGTAACTCTGCTTTCATTAATGCCAATGGTGAATTGGAAACCAATGCTTCTATTTATGGTGGCAGCGGTGGTGCTAAAGTTGGAACTTATTTAGGTTCTGCTGATACTGATGGCTATGCCTTATTGAACCTCGACCTATAATAACCAACAAGAACAACTAACTAATTAACTAATAATATGAGACTTAAATTAAAAAATACGCCAGAACAAGTAGAGCTAATCAAAAAGGTTGGTTCTCGCAATGTCGTTGAGTCCGCTGAAGCTATGGAAGCTTTGGCCGCTTTCGTTGGACCAGTTATCCAAAAAGTACTCGCTCAAGCTGGTACTGCCGGTATGATCTATAGAGACATGGAGTTTAATGAGGACGACAGTCCTTCTTATCCTCTTGACCTCTATTACAATGAGGCTGCTGGTCTAGTTTCCGTCTGGTCACAAAATGTTGCTGGTGGTCTACCCACTAACTACATGGATCAACCAGTTCAAGAGTTGAAGATTGCTACTTATCGTCTTGACTCTGCTGTTTCCTTCAATAAGAAGTATGCTCGTAAAGCTCGTCTTGACGTAGTTAGCGGAGCTTTAGATCGTATGGCTCAAGAAGTCCTTGTTAAGCAAGAGCGTAATGCTTGGGCTGTTATTCTAAAGGCCCTCGGTTCTGCTGCTACTAAAGATGGACGTTCAATTTCTTATTCAACCTCTGGAGCTTTGAAGCATCTTATTGCTCCAACTGGTGGTGCAAGAGCTTTCGATATGGGTTGCTTGAATGATTTGATTCTTCGCTTTAAGAGAATTAACGTTTCATTCGCTGGCGGTACTCCTTCTGATGCTTCTGCTCGCGGATTGACTGATCTCTTCATTAGCCCTGAAATTAAGGCTTTAATCCGTTCTTTCTCTTTCAATCCTCTTTTCCCAACAGGTTCTAGCGCAACTTATCAAACTCAATTGTCTGAAGATGTTCGTACTGAGATTTATAAGGGTGCTGGAATGGAGAGTCTATTTGGTATCAATATCATTGAGCTAATCGAACTCGGTAAGAACCAAAAGTATAATACTCTATTTGATTCATTTGACGTAACCACTTATCCTGACATCAATGGATCTAATGCTATTACCTTCGCCACTGCTTCTCATGACCTCTCAATCGGTCTTGACTTGAGCCGCGATGCCTTCATTCGCCCTGTCGCTACTAACGCTGAGAGCGGTGGTCAACTCACTGTTCTCCCTGATGACCAATTTATCTCTCGCGCAGAGAAGACTGGTTTCTATGGCTTCCTAGAGGAAGGTCGCATTTGTGTTGACGCTCGCGCAATCGGTGGCGTTATCACCAACTAATTAAAACTTCTTTAGTTTTAACCCCGGAGGCAACCCTCCGGGGTTTTTTATTTTATATTTTTGTTTATATACATTAGTATATGGTATGGCTAAAAAGAAGAAGCAAAATTTAGAAGAGCTAAGTCAGACTCATGCCAAGATCGAAGAAAAGGAGTATCAAACTCTTGATCAGATTCTTGGCGACTCTGGATCAGATAAGTATGGTACTTTTAATGAAGACGAATATTGGAGTCAGCTAAACGCAATGACTAAAAGCGATCTTCAAAATCATGCTCTCAAAATGAATCTCATTCCCATTGATAACATGAAGATGTTGAGAGAACGATTATTGAATGAATTTCGCAGACACAATAACTCTTATTTAAAAGTATCTACAAATAAAAGAGTTACTGATACTAGCGTTTCTGATATTGCAAAGAGAATTTTAGCCGAAGGAAGATAATACATATATATATGGAACAGACTAATCAACAGCAACCACAGCAACCTCCATCCGTAAGAGATCTGCCAGATCCTACGCCGCAAATTGCCCTAAATACTTTTGTGGGCTTGGGTCGTCAAAGCAGATTGAGCTATGATGAGCATGTATACCTTGACAAGTGTACTGCTGCTCTTCAAGCCGCAATTGGTAACGCAAAGGGACCAGAAATTCCTCCGTTCCCAAAGATGCAGGTCTAAATATTAGATCAAAATATTAAAAACGCAATCTTTAGCTCTCGATTTTTAGGGGGCTAAAGATTTTTTTGTGTAAATAATAATAAGGTATAAGGTTTTAAAATGGCGCAATTTGCTATAGATGAATTATTCACTACGGGCGTTCAGATATCCGGTTTTATATTTGACTATTCCAGTCGTTTAGGAACTCCCGGTCAAGTTCTAACGTCTACATCATCTGGCGTGATGTGGCAAGCCGATTCAAGCAACACTGATCTTGCAGCTTTGAGTGGACAGATAATTGCTACTGGAGCCTTATTAAATAATAGAATAAATTCTCTTAGCGGATATGCGAATGGTACTTTTCTTTCTGGATCTGGAACGCAATATTATGTTCCTCGTTGGAATACGTCTAAAGAATTAGTTACTGGAAGCATTTATGATAATGGCTTCGTTGGAATAGGTATAACTAATCCATCAGGTCAACTACACTTGAGAAACATGGGATTTACTAGTCAATCAGGAATTCCTGATTCTAATATATTTCCAAATGCTACTGGAGTTTTTGGTTTAGTTTTCGATCATAATACATATACAAATGGTCAGTATAGACATAGACTTATAAAAGTAGATCGTAACGGAAACCTACCTTTATATTTACAACAAGCAGGAGCCACTGCTAATCAGTATATAAATCTAGCAAGGTTTGGAACGCATACTTATTCTACTAATACTTTTGAAGTATTTGGTGATTCAAGAATAAATGGAACTGCTTCGATAACTTCTAATTTATTGGTAACAGGTAATGTTGGCATAGGAACAGCAAATCCTGCTGTAAAATTACATATAGAAAATTCTGGTACAATATCAAGTATTGCTACGGTTAGACTAGTAGGAAGTACGGGAAATAATGCAGGTTCTCAAATAGAATTTTATAAGGCGCAAACTCCAGAAGCTGCTATTGGATTAGCTTCTGCTGTTACTGGTGGTCTTTCTGATGATTTACTTTTGCTTTCAACTAATCCTAATTCAATTGTTTTGACTGCTGGATTAAGTGGTTTAGCGACTTTTAAACCAGATGGCAAAGTTGGCATTGGAATATATAATCCAATATCACTATTGTCAATTGGTGGTGCAGCATCAACTAGTGCAGCAAGCGGTTTAAGTTTTGGACAAGACGCTCAAGCAAATCTTTATAGATCCGCTGAAGACACAATTAAAACAGATGGTTCTTTAGTAGTCACTTCAAATGGAACTTTTGCTGGCAATGTTGGTATAGGCACAACTGGCCCACTTACTGCTTTAGACGTAAGAGGTAGAGCTAGAGTTCAAAATAATACTGCTGGTACTGCATTTTATGTTCAACAAGATGATGGTTCAAACGATGTTGTAGAATTTTATAGAAATACTACTTCTAATTTTATATTAAAAAGTAATGGAAATGTTGGAATAGGTATAACTAATCCTGCATTTAAATTAGATGTCTCTGGCGGAAATGCTAGATTTTCTGATTATATAATTGTTGGTGAAGATTTAGCTTATCCTTCGAATACGGGTAGTGCTTATTTAGGATATACCGCAAACCCAGCTTCTGCTCCACAATCTAATTTAGAATTAATAGATGCACTATCTAATGCTATTGGAGTCAATGATCCATTAAGATTTAGAACAACTATTAGTGGTCAATATTTTTCTGGTAATAACTGGTATGCAGATCCAGCACCTTTGGCATACAGTAATTTATTAAATGGTAATGCGACATCTTATTTAGACTTAGTAACTTCTTCAGAATATTCTGTTGGAATTTCTGGAAAGCGATTTGTTGTAGATCAAGGTACTACTTATACAAGACCAAATTTTATACTTTTAAATACTGATTGGAATCAAAACTTTTGGGGATTCAAATTAAATGTTGAAAATAGTAATGACTTAGTAAATTGGACCAATTGTATAACAGAACACACTTTCACAACCAATAACACAAAGGGAACAATTGCTTTAAGTGTTGCTAGTTCAATTCAGTCCGGTGGCATTTCAAGATACTTTAGATTTTCATTTGTTGCAAATCAAGCTATCACCGCTGGCTCATTAAGAGTAAATAAAATCAGATCTCTAGGAAATCAAAATTACAGTTCTAGTATTCCTGTTTCTACTTCTTCTACTGGTCATTTGATTGCTTCTGTTGGAATTATTTCTCCAACTATTACTTCTTTGAGCGGGAACATTGCTGCCACTGGTTCTACCCTTGACACTAAGATTAACACTACGAACACTAACCTAGCTGCCACAGGTTCGACTCTTAATACGAAGATCAATACTCTGAGTGGTTACTCAAATGCGACCTTCGCGACGATAACGAACCTAGCTACCACAGGTTCGACTCTTGATACGAAGATCAACACTCTGAGTGGTTACTCCAATGCGAACTTTGCGACAGTGCTTAACCTAGCTGCCACAGGTTCAACCCTTGATACGAAGATCAACACCTTGAGCGGCTACTCAAATGCGACCTTCGCGACGATCCTTAACCTAGCTGCTACTGGTTCGACTCTTGATACGAAGATCAACACTACGAACACTAACCTAGCTGCCACAGGTTCGACTCTTGATACGAAGATCAACA